TGTGATGCCCGTAAGACTTTACTTGCAGAGAAAGCATCAGCAGAACCAAAAAGTAATGAGGAATTACAGGTAAACATCGAGAGTCTTAAGTCCGCTCTCGAAACTGCCAACAGTGACCTTGCCAACGAACAGAAGAAAAACGAAGAGTTGGAGGCGAAGATTTCGACTTTGAACGAGGAAAAGGCTGTTGCTGAGGGTTCCACAAAAGAACTCAATGACAAAATTGCTGAGTTGACCACAAAGAATGAGGCTCTCACTTCTGAAAAGGAGGCTCTCGCAGAGGCAAAGGAATCACTTATTAATGATAACGAAGAGCTTTTGAAACAAGTTGAAACATTAAAGAAAGCTCTCTCTGATGCGCAGAGTGCTGGTAGTGATGCTTCTGCAAAGAAGGCTGCAAAAGAGCAGAAGGCTGGCGATACAGCAAAGTAAATGTAGTATGTGAACTCCGAGAAACTCTATCATAAGTTAAAACACTGATATGAATATAAATAACGTAAAGCGAGCACATAGACGCTTTGATACGCACTATATATCGTCGATGAACATTCAGTCATACGGTAAGGATAATTTGTATCCGCAACGTATGCTATCATTGATTTTAAATAGTCCGACGGGCGGAACGTGTTGTGAACTTTACGAGAGATTCATAGAAGGTGATGGACTGAAGGATAAGTTTTTCGGTGATTTCGTCTGCAATAGGCATGGAGATACGGTTTCCGACATTCTTCATCTTATTGCCGTAGACCTCGCCCATTTTCATGGTTTTGCCCTTCATGTTAATTACAATATGATGGGTGAAATCGTGGAAATACAGCATATGTTATTTGAAGGGTGTCGTCTTGAAGAGGAAGATGATCTTGGTAGGGTTGCTCATATCAAGTATCATCCCGATTGGACGGGAAAGAAAACGAGAAATGGTAAGCGTATCGAAATAACAGACGCAAATGTAAGGGAATTCTTTGTCTTCAACACCAATCAGGAGGTTGTTCTTGACCAAATAGAGACGTGTGGTGGCATTGATAAATACCAAGGGCAGGTTCTTTGGTACTCTATGGATGGTCGCTTCGTATATCCAAAGCCTAAATACGACAAGATAGTTACAGCTCTTTCAACCGACGACGGTATTGATAATGTGAAATACCGAAATGTAAGAAACAACTTTCTTGTTGCAGGTATGCTTATTCATAAGAAGGCAGTCTCATTAGGTATAGATCCAACAACTGGACTTGAGGCAAAAAACAATGATGGTGGAGAGGAATTCTCTCAGAACCTCGATATATTCCAAGGAGATACCAATGCCTGTTCCATTATGGATGTTACCGTAAACGCTGAAGAAGATATTCCTAAATTTGAAAAACTTGAGTCACAAAATTTTGACTCTAAGTTTACGGTGACGGAGACTTCTACAGTAGAGCGTATTTATGCTGCGTTTGGACAGGAACCATTTTATTGTATTCGTATTGGAAAGCTCGGATTTAGTGGCACTACTATCAATGATGCATTTGCTTACTATAACTCTTACGTGGAGAAAGAACGAAAGGAAATCTCCCGAGTTTTTGCTAAGGTGTTCTCAAAATGGGATATGAGAGATAATGACGGGAAGCCAGTGTGTCCCTCCGAAGATTATTCAATCCTTCCAGTTAAGCACATATCCAATGAGAGTACCGACGATAAAGACCGTCACAGTAAAGCCTAATGAAACATATTGTAACTACAGCAGAAATAAGAGACCTTGGTCGTCCAATTAGCAGTAAGATTGATGAGGACAAGCTCCTTTCGTACATATATGAAACTGAGAGGTTGAATGTAAAGCCAACTCTCGGTGATAAGCTATTTGCTAAGGTATTGGAGTATTTGAACAATGAGCAAAGTGATAAAGATGAAAATTTGGAGATACTTCTTAATGGTGGCGAGTATACGGATAAACGAGATGATTTTCACATGTTAAGTGGACTCAAGATGGCCATTAGCTACTTTGTGTACGCCCAATATGTTATGGACGGAGATTTCCAATTAACACGTGCTGGGGTGGTTATTAAAGACAACTCCTTTTCTTCGCATATTTCGTCGAAAGAGAGGTCAGACTGCTATAATAATGCTCTTACTGCTGCAAATGGGTTTCTCAACGAAGTAAAGGACTTTATACGGGATAAATTCCCACAGTATTATCGACAAAGAAACAAACCAGGATTGATTCCAACAAATTCCATTGTAATACGAAAAATAGGAGAATAACATGCTCACAAGAGAAAAGCTCTTAGAGCTGGCGACCATAGTTCGTGAGGAAACTGAACAAGGGCTTAATTCAGCCCAGCGTGTAGGACACTTACTTTATGAAATCGTCAGCTCATTTTTGTCAAAGACAGGTGATGATACGACAAATCATAAACTTACGGCTGAAGAGCTGCAAGTTTTGTCTGTATTGACCGTTGCTGGCTCACAGCTCATAGGAACTGATGGTGGCAATGTAAAGGAGGTTATATCTTCTATTCTCGGATCTCAAATCATAAATGGTGATGACACTGTAAAAGGGGACTCAAATCTTATAGGGAACACCTATTTTGGCGCGAAATTTATACATGGTCTACAAGGTAGAGGTGGAATTGTAAGCTCTGACGGTGATGCAGAATTTGATAGTCTTTTGTTAAGAAAGTGGCTTGAGGTGCCGGAGATGCGTCTCAATAGAACACTTTATATAGCTGGAGATCTTAGACAATCTTGGTGTAATGGTATTGTTGAGTCTGTTCAAAGACTTTCTGATTCAACAGGCGTAATCAAATTGAAACTGGAAGATGGTGAAGGCGGAACCTGTCAGAAAGATGACATCTGCATAGGTATGTATCAGTTTGGGGACGGGGAAGATTCCACAGAGGATATGGACGACCTTAAAGGAAACATGACCCGTGCAGGATTCACTACGTGTTATTTTCGCGTTACAAATGTGTCAGGTAGATATAATGAAGTTATATCATACTCGCTTCGACCATATACAAAAGAGATAACTGATTCTGATACTGGTAAGGTTGAAAAAGTTAGAACATACGGAAGACATCCGCATCGTTTTATGAAATTTGCGGGATATGGCAACTTCACTAATAAAACCCGACAAGAATCGACTTGTATTACCAAGAGCTATATTCAATTTTTGAGAGGTGTTGATGATTGGGAATATACCTTTGCCAACATTGCTATGCAGATAGGTGAGTTAGATGGTCTCATGAAGTCATATAAGGACGATGGTTGTCCAGATATGACCGGCTATTCTGCTTATCTGAACAATATTTATTTTAATGGAAAGATAGCTCAAATTGGTGACGACACTATTGAGGAACTTCAAAAGAAAATCAGGAATTATAATGTCAACTTCTCAGAACATGTTGATGTTGTAACGGTGGATGATGTAGGTAATGTGGTTGGTGGGCTCTATTCAGAAGATATCGATGGAAACGGCAATCCATATCGTCTTTATAGAATTCACTCTGCTATTACTGTAAGGAATAATAATAAGATTCTCACCGTCTGCGCTGATAATGAGACTGCTGATGCTGGTACTTATAAACTCTATGCACAACCACATGGCTGTTCTTGTCTCATTAAGGATTCAACACTATATATCACTGCAATTGATAACATTAAGGACGGCATAGCAGGGACAGTAGACGATTCGTCATTTGACTATGACAAAATGCGTCAGATAGAGTCCTGTTCGGTTGATATTCTCGTAGATTGCGAAGGGAGAGCTACAATTACTAAGAGTTTCCCTATAACTATCAAGCATCAAAGCGAACCGTTTATAGGTGCTGATATTACAAACGAGAACTCTGCTGTTAGCTGGAACACAAAATCTCGTAGCTTCATAGGTCTGCCTATAGTGGTAGACATGAAAATGTGGCACAACAATACTTTGCTTGATGTGTCCAAAATATGTGTTAAGACAGATTCCGGAAAGCTCATATCATCATCTGACAAAAAAGACTCCGTTACAATAGTTCCTGGATTGAAAGTGAAATCTACCATTGCTCAAACAGCCGGAGTAGTAACAGATTCTGGTAAAATAGGGCATATTGAAATTACGAGTGTACCTGACAATATTGCGAGCATAACTAATCTTAGTATCATCGGGGAAGCTGTTTATGCAGGTGTGAAATATGAGCGTACATTTACCCACACTATAAGGAAATCTGCAGATGTGAATGTATATCAGCTTGTTCCTTCAGCGGATCAGATTCTTACTAAATTCAAAGACGGGACGCGCGTTGTTGACATCGAAAGCATTACCTGCGCTGTTCATTGTGATAGCAGTGATGATAAGCACTATATCTTGACAGAAGAAGATGTAAACGCAGCAGGCTTGACAATACAGTATTCAGTCGACAATGGTGCAACTAAGAATAACTATGGTTCTGCCATTCAGATAAACACTGACATAAGCAGCGTTATTTTCTATCTGATACAAGGTGACTTTATTTGGGATCAAGAGACTGTGCCCATCATTCTTGACGGAGTGGACGGCAAAGGAGTAGAATTTATCTTCTTTCTGCAAGATTCATGGAAAGAAGATAGTGATAATCCTGCCGCAATGGATACCCCCACAATACTCGATGAATCTTCTAAGAAGGAATTTCAAGTAGAAAACTTCTGTCCATATAATATAAAGAAAACTGATAGATGGACAGATGAACCAAGCGGGGTCGGAATGAATCATCGTTACGAGTTCTATTCTATGCGAAAGAAAGTAAATGGTGTATGGCAGCCGTTTAGCCCTGTAAAGCTGTGGAACAAATACACAGTTGATGGTAAGTCCAACTACGTTCTTGATCTTACAAATGAACAGAGCTTCCTAAATTGCGACGACAAGGGGACGGTTCTTAGTTCTTACGAAGATACTACTATACAGTTGTTCAAAGGAACGGAATACGCATGGGCTTTGTTTGATATAAACATAGTAGCTCATAATATCAGCTATTCGTATGTCCCGGAATCTCACATTATCCAGCCAAGCAATATTACTGCTGATAATGCAAGCATCGTTGTTACTGCAACCCTTAAGGCTAATCACGATATTGTGTTGACAACAGTGTATAAGATTTATAAGTCTTATGCAGGAAAGGGTGGTGTTGTGTATTCGCTTATGCCAAGTGTCAACACAATTCATTTGATGGCAAATGGAGATTACATTGACAAGGTCATTTCAATGCAGGTAAAAAAGATAGTTGGGGAAACTACAACAATTCTTACAACGTTTGAAGAATTAAATAACGATAACCTTACACTTAATTATCTGCTAAATGAGAATGGTTTTGGTATCTCTAACCCGACCTCCATATCATCTGAGACTGTATGCAATATAAATTCGTATGCAACATTTCTGTTGATGAAAGACGGGAATGTTGTTGACAGACAACGTATCAATTGCGTTTCTGATGGAGAAAGTGGAAAGAGGGGTGATAAAGGAAATAATGGTTGCATTCAAAGAGTTTGGCAAACATTCATAGAAGGGCAGGTTTATAGGAACGATACAAAAGCAGAAGAGACAGAGACCGACGGCTTGAATTATCTCGATTTTGTGGCAGTTCCTGATAGCAGTATGACCAGTGGGTGGAAAGTTTATCAATGCGTAACAACGCATACATCAGGAAAGCAGGCGGAACTTTCTGATACGAAGTTGTGGAAAGAACTCAGTATAAACGCTCAATCTGCTTTTTTCACTTTTCTTATTGCTAAGAATGCAAATGTACAGATCCTTTCGTCTGCACAGTTAACTATAACAGGGGAAGATGGAAAAGCTGTTGCAGGATTAGGAAATACCGACATACCTCTGTGGGTTGGTAGCAAAGAGCCTTCCAAGAGTCCTTTTTATGTGACTCGGGAAGGGGAATTGCATGCTACTGGTGCTGTTATACAAGGAGACATTAACGCAAGAAAAGGAAAAATTGGACCATTCTCTATAGGCGAAGACGGCATCTATGTTGGAGACTATTCGAAGTGGTGGAGTTCGGAAAAGACTAATTTCGCATATCTTAACAGCTCTTCCCTGCTACTCGAACAGCAGGTAGGGTATTTTAGTGCTGGGGATATTGCCCATATGATGATTGGTCTTGGAAGAGGTTCTGACCCTACGTCAAAAGATGAGAGCGATGCGTACTGTGCTTCGGCAATGTATATCTATCGTAAAATGAATGCCTTTTCAGATACTTATAGACCTGCTGTACAAATTATTTCTGATAATGTCGTTAATAGGGACATAGCACTCCATATACAAGGTGGTTTGCGCGTAACAGGAGGCATTATAGAGTATGGACGTTACATGGAATATAATAGAGAGGGAGATACGAATGTATTTGATTTAAGTTTTGGAACAACATTTTATATCAATAATAAATCTTCTGATAAGATAATGTTCTTTTATCCCAAATTATCTGATGTTCGGAAGCAGCTTGGAATAAAGAATACGAATCAGGCATTTTGTGTGCCGATAACAGTTGTTGTGGATAAGAATTCTAATACAATAGTATTAGCATCACAATGCAAAGCAAGAACTCCAGTATCAGAAGAAGAAGGTGGAAAAATAATGGGTGTAGGTGTTATTGCATCTTCAATTACTTTTAATAAAGAACGTTGGGAGTATCAAAGGCGAAATGATGAGAACAATAAATCTAAGGTATATATGCAAGGAGGCGTTGTGGGAAGGTTCGCCCTTTGTTATAACCCTTCATCTGGATATTATTGCGAATTATTATCAAGTTTTTAGAATATGAAAATAGATTTTACAAAAATAGAAGTCTTTGCTGATCTTAGTAGGAATACATGTGTAGTACGAGATATCAAGAATGAATTTGCTAATGCAATCTACACGAATATCCCAGGTTTGCCTGCACATGCGCTCGCATATAAGATATATAATTCCAAAGAGGAAGAAGAGTACACTGAAGATGAATGTATGCTTATTTCTCGGTGCGCAGAGTTGGTTCTAACACCTGCTTATATCGACGCATTGAAAGAAATATTTAAAAGAGGACAATAAGTATGGGAGATATAACGCCAAGACAATTATTGAATTTGTTTCAAGTAGTTGGAGCTATTACGAACTCCGACCAAATACTTCTTCATTCTGCTGAAGGAAATACAACGACCAAGATTACCGCAGAGCTTTTCAGAGCATACCTCAATAAAGGTTTTGAAATATCGGTTAGCGATGATGGCTTTTTGATGATTGGAGGTTCAAAGACTCAATCTAAAGTAGAAGGTATAACGCCTATTTTAAGGCGTGGAACTGATGGAATAGAATATTCCAAAGATAAAGGGCAGTCTTGGGAGACAGTGGCAAAGTTTACTGACCTTGGTGTTATTCTTGGTCCTTTCACGCAAGAAGAGTATGACAAATTGAGAGAAAAAGGTCTTATACAGAGTGATTGCTATTATTCCATTTGGGAGGACGAATAATGATTTTGCACAAAGGTAAGGAAATTGTAAGTTTTGCATTCAACGACAAAGCTATTGCAGAGATACGTCGTGGTACAAGACTCGTATGGCAGGCCATTCGAAGCTGTTTCGGAAGTGGACATTGGATAGGCTCCCGTCCTTGGATAGGAAAAGATAAGTGGAAAGGAACAAATAAATAAACAAATATGGCAAAGAAGACTAAAGCAGACGCCGTTGAGTTCGATATCGTTAAAGGTAATTTTGATGAACACGATGGATTTGACATAGAAGTATCACTTCAGAAAAAACTGAAATCACATGATGACAGCCTAAAAGCTAAGGTTGGATATCAATGTTGGAGCACTTCTCCTGATGCTTCAAACTATTATCATTTGTGGGGATTTGAAAAGAAGGAAGATTATGCAAAGTACATAGCTGACCCAGATAACGAATCAAGCCTTCTTATTTTTGACGAGGCTCTTCCGATTTCTACAGTGCAAGGAGATAGCTATGGCGCCTACCTATTCACTTCATTGCAAGGAACAAGGGATATAGTTGTTTCAGGAGAGAAATTGGAGATTCCACTTCGTTTCCATGCTGTCCGCACCTCAAATGGTGACAGATTAAACATGGGTACCGCAGCATTGCTTGTCATACAACGCAGTACTGATAATGGTATAACATGGCAAACTGTGGATACGAGAAATGCCTCTGTTCCGTCCACAGATTATACTGATATTAACACATATACCGCAGTTGATGTTAGTAATTGCCTTACTAATGGCTCGCAAAGAATTCGCATACGTGCGCAATTCAACTACACAAATGAAGATGGCTCTATCAAAACGGCAACTTCCACATACGTTGCAGTTGGCAATAGTGTGACTAAAACTAACTTATCGCTTTCCTGTCAGCTTAACTGGCAGACGCCATTATTAGCTTCTGTCTATAAGGATAGAGGATTCCCTATTTCGTATATGGTATTTGGAGCTGTAACTAAAGTACTTCATATTTCAATAACTGGTGGTAATAACACTGTTATGCCAGAGATTACTTATCCTTTGTCAGCTTCTGATGATTCCACGAATATAGCTAAGAGCATTGTAGATGCGACAGATTCCTATAAGCTATTCAAGCATGGTGTCAGGACGGTCAAGGCATGGTTGACATGCGAAGACGGACTTGGTGGAACAATAAGCAGTGAGGTGCTTGTGAATCGCTTTATGATGATAAATAAGGAAGATGCAGGAGTTAATGCTAACAAGCCATATTTAATGCTCCAAAATGTTATTAGTAAGGCTGATAACTATGCACAGGCTGATATTTGTCAATATTCCGTTTTTTCACCATCTGTATCTTCTGACGGTACAATCAGCAATGCAGGAGAAAAAGTGCCAGTAATATTCTATTTAACGGACTATTCAGAGAATTTCCCAGCAGATAACCCTGTGGAATATTTTAAGATAGAAAACAGCGTAACTCCAGGAGAGGTGAATACCTTAAATACAACAATAGAAATAGAAGCTGGCGAGAGTAAGACTGTTCCAGCTTATCTCCGCATATACCGCAAAGAAACTGATGGAAATGAGATAAACTTCTTACAAGAGAGCCAGAATACGAATAATATTGTTATTACGGTAGACAACTCAGAGAGTTATGCTCCAAAAAGCGGAGCAGATTTCTTACTGAACCCGAAAGTTCGTAACAACTCTGAGAGCAATCCTGCACAGATACTTAACTCACGTGCGAATAATGCTGTTATAGAAAGTACCTGGCGTGGTTTCGGTTTTGTCAATGACGGTTGGGTTACATCAGATTTTGACAAGCAGAAAATACTTCGAATTCCTGCCGGAGCAAAGTTAAACTTTAAGTACAACCCATTTGCTCAATTTCTTACTACTGCAGATTCCGCAATGACTCTTGAATTAGACTTTGCTGTAAGGAATATAACAAATGAGGACGATCCTATTATTTCTGTTTGCGAAACTCTCGGTTCATTGTTTAGGGGGTTGAGACTAAAGCCAATGTCTGGAAATGTATTCACTAAGAGTAATACTGTTGATTCAGAAACTGACTTTAGCTGGAGCGAAGGTGTTAGAACGCATTTGGTTATCAATATTCATAACGCAGTTGCACCGAACAAGGGTGACGTTGTGGTTCCTGAAGCCTCGACGGGACTTGCCGTCTCTGCGACAAAAATCGCATTAGTTCGTATTTTTGTTAATGGAGACTGTGAACGAGAGCTGAAATTCAGTATTACAGATACAGAAGAGTTCGGGACATCAACAATGGGTAATGGTGGATTTACATTGGGGCAAAATGGAGCAGACCTCGATGTTTATTCAATACGCTGTTACCAAAATACAGCCTTAGACGCAACGGAGGTATTAAATAACTATATCTCTACATTACCCACAACAATAGAGAAAGTTGCTCGAAGAAAAGCCAATGACATCCTGACCTCTGGTAAGGTTGATATAGAAAAAGTTAAAAAACTCGGCAAAAGGTGCCTTGTCTGGCATGGTAAACTCCCATATCACGAGTCTACTTCCAAACAAAGCGGATGGTGGGAAATATTACAGTTCGATAAGAAAGGGACTTATTTGCCCGAATATTCTGGCACTATATGTAAAGAAACCAAGTCGTTGAAATCATCAAGGCAGGGTTCAACAGCGAATACTTATTTCTGGTCGAACTTACAAACAAAATGTGGGGATGTAAAAGCAACAATTAATGTGAGAGTCGAAGACTTTCATAGCTCTATCGTTGTGTCTGAACCGCATAGCGTGAATATTCCTGCTGCAGACGGAGGAACGGCTTCTATGAAAGTTGTTGGTATTTATGGGGGGAATCTTGGTAAATACGATCCAGTTAAGAACGAAGCAAAAGAGTATCCTTATAATGACGATGGCTCAGTTACAGTTCCTGATGGTTGGATTGATGGCAACGGCAAATACCGTGGTATGGGTTATCAGGTTTCTGAAGGAACGCCTTTGGCATCTAAATTGGTAAATAAAATCAACTATGCTTCTTCTATGCAAAGCCATCTTACTGGAGCAAATAACCTATATAATGATTTACATAAGGAGATTGTAGGGAAAAACAGCCTGCAAGAAGCCTGTTCAACAGCCCGTGTGTCAAAATATACGGAACCATTCTTTTTCTTCTACCAAGAAGAAGGGCAAGCAAGCCCTGTTTATAACGGTCCTTGCACATTTGGAGCTGGAAAAATGGATAAACCGACTTGGGGTTATGTTAAGAAGTTACATCCTAATTTCTGTATGATAGAGGGAAGTGACAATAACTATGACCTCACCGATATGCGTGTTCCATTCACATGGAATGAGCCTGATTGTTCAGAATGTATAACATATAGAGGAGGAAGTTATGAAGGCTTCTTCTATAATGGTAAGCAATGTCTTGATTTTGATGCCGGGGCAACGCAGGACGACGCAGAAGGTACGCCAAAAGAAAACATCATTAAGGCTATACAAGATACATGGAATTTCTTGTACCTACATGCTCCAATGATAGCCTTCTATAAAGGTACATTTGAATCGTTTCAGAAGTCAGAACAAGCAAAAGACGTGTTCAAAAAATATTGGTGTACAGATGGAGAAGACGCATATAGATTAAAACGCTACGACCACGTAAATAATACATGGGTCGATGCTGGTTTGTGGAGTAGTGCTACAAAAGCATGGATAATTGTTGACTTACGAAAGGATAAGCTAACAAAGCAAACATTTGAGAATTCTTCTAACCAAAGCCAGTTTTCTAAGTTGAATGAAGAATTTCGGGCAGCAATTGTAGCACACTGTAGTAAGTATATGGGATTTTACTTCAAAGTAGATTCCGTAAAGTTATATTATGCACACATAATACATTTGCTTGCTGGTACTGACAACTGTTCTAAAAATACTTACTTTGTTCTCGACCCTAAGACAGTGCAAGTAACAATAGATGGAGAAACTCGTTCATGTAATCTTTTTGAGATGCATACTGATGATGTTGACACATTGCTACCTATAGATAATAATGGACGTGCCACTAAGAAGTATTACATTGACCGAATGCACCCATATAACGATGGAGATTCTGCTACAGCAAAGTACGAAGGTATGAATAATGTTTTATTCAATCTTTGTGAATCGATGTGGGAAGATACAAAAGAGTTACAAGCAATGCTTAAACGGATTTTATCTGTAATGGAGGGACTTGTAAAGGAGAGTGATTATATTGATGGATGGACAGCTGGGTCAAAGGTTTCTGTATGGGGGTGTCTATATAAGTATATTTATTACGTGCATCATTATTTTCCAGAAGCCGCCTTTAATGAGGCTGCACGAATTCGATATGAATATCCAGAAATGCTCGGCTTTGTCTCAAGCGGGTCTGGAGCTCGAGGCGTTAAGCCTATCACGCAGAGCAATGGTTCCCTATTGCAGTGCGAACTCCAATTTATGAAGCGCAGACTGGTACTTATGGCAAGTTATGCGGCATGGGGACCTTTCTTTGACGGTAAAACAGGTAATGTTGGTATTGCTGAAGCGACAGACTCATTCTCTATGCAAGCTTATCACCTGCCAGATAGTGCCACGTCGAATAATAATTACACTTTCAATGTTACACCTCACCAATATATCTATCCTGTAGGAATGATGGGACAAACGAATATTGATCCTCATGTTAGAGTAGCTCCTGGCCAATCTTTCGCACTTAATCTTGGAGACACAACTTCAAATGATACCGGTATGGCGGTTTTGGGTATTAATTATTATCGTTCACTGGGTAATTTGGGTAATTTATCAACGACGCCTTCGAATACGCTCACTATAAAAGGGAATCGACTCACCGAGTTTATAGCAGAACCTTCTGTGATGTATGTTGATTCAGACACAAAGAAAAGTGTTCCCGCATTCCGTCCTGGAGGTATTGTTATATCTGCGCCGAATATCCAAAGATTGACATTGAAGGGACTTGTGTCTACATCTGGCTCTATAGATTTATCGGGGTTAAAACGATTACAAACTGTAGATCTTAGGCAGACAAGTTTTACCGATATTAGTATACCTGAAACGAATATAATATCAAGCGTAATGCTTCCTGCTACTGTTAGTGGAGTTGAAATAACTAACCAGCAATCTCTAAAAACGCTGACGTTGGAGGGATATGCTAATCTTAAGAAGTTCATTGTAAGAAATAACAAACTGATTGATACATTCAGCCACGCTACAGGTATCTATGTCGCTAAGCCGTCAGGTTTGCGTACAATTGATATTGATAATATTAGATGGGATTCTGATGGAAAAAGATGTACTGTTGATATGATAAGTTACCTTGCTTCCATGAGAGCAGCTTTGAAAGGTATCATAATCCTCGTAACAGCCACAATTGATAGGTATCTAACTCTGCCCGAAAAACTCACTCTGGTGGCTCTGTACGGCAACATAGACGACAAGAGCAACGCTCTATATATCAAATATGATTTAAAAGATATCGTAAGAATATCCATTAGTGGTCAGAATTATATGACCGAAGTTGGCAAGGATTATGAATTTAGTGTGATACCGGCTCCACAGAATGGGAATAACATAGCAATACGAGATGGTAAGCTTGCTTTAAGGTGGAGTCTTGCAGACACTGCCAACCCTTATGCACAGCTTGTAGACGATAACATTGGAATCGTACATGTAAAAGGCCAAAGTGAAGCAACACTAAAACAGAAACATATCTTAAAAGTGGAGGTAACTCCTATAAATGGAGGAAAACTCGAGACAACAAAGTCTGTCGGTTTTTATCGTCACATTCCAGAGGTGGGAGATTTCGCTTACTCTGATGGCACTTTTGATGATGATTATGATGCAACAAGAGAAATTGTAGGTCAGGTGTTTATGAGGAATACTATCTACGATGAAGAGGTAAAGACAAAGATAAAAGGATACGATGTGCGCATCTATGCAAAAGAAAACCTCACTTTAGCCCCTTCCGGAAACAGAACAACTCCGATGACAAAAATAAGATTTGGAATGTACCCAGATAGTAGTAATGGTCATTGGGACGAGCGTGTTGCTATCAGAGAAGCTGTTGGGTTTAATTCTGACTCTGAGATTTTCGATATTCCGGCTATATTAAATGTAGATTGTAATCTAAAGAAAGCAGATGGTAGTCGATATAATTATATAAACGATGAAACTTATCTTGATCCACTGCAAGAAAGTGGTTATAAAAAATTAGACAATGGATTCTGCGAGACAGACTATAATGGAAAGGAAAAAACAAAGTCTGTAGTTGCACATGCTGATAAAATCATCAGCTATTATTTAGAGAAAAAGATTCCAACAAGTTTGCAGGAATTAGTTGACGTTATGCAAAAGATAATTGAAGAGAATTCATCAGTAACAAATTCATGGCGTTATGATGAGTATTATTACCCTGCTGTGTATGGTTGTTATTTGTACGAGCCAACAGTTGAAGGTACTCTTGATGAGCAATATAAGGCTAAACGCTGGTATTGCCCTGCTGAAGGTGAGCTTTGTAGACTTTATAACTTCTATCGACAAGGTGTAGCTAAAGCACAGGCAAACTACAGTCCGGCAAGCGAAGCTGTGACCCCTATTATGGCAAATGCTAATGCGAAAGCAAATAGTATAATATTCACATTTATTAATGATTGGTATTGGAGTACAAGCGAGGGTAGTCAGCATTACAGTTGGGTATTGGGCTTTGGTAGTGGCAACTTGGGCAACGGCTACGGCAAGTGCTACAGTTACTATGTGCGTCCTTGCACAGCATTTAACTTTATTCTTTAACCTTTTTTAAGGTCGCCGTCTCGGGGCGACCGTTTAGAAGGTAAAGTAAGATTAATAGCTCCAGTCAACAGGAAATAACTGGATAAAATAGCAAAATTATATGAATCAGATAACGGATGATATTCTGAAAGGTGCTTCCAACAATAAGAAGAAAGTGGTAAGAACGACAGCGCAACTGCCGATTTTTCGCGACTCATCAAATTTGTTGTTTCTTTTGATGAAGCGAATGTATCACGTGCCGGGCAAGATGGTAAGAACATTAGACACAGCAATTCACCATGCGGACGAAATTAATACTGCTATCGCAATAGCAAATGAGTTCCGTGGAGAAGAAAGGTCATATTATTTAGGTGTTGCTATAGCAAACATTCATGTTCTGAATAATATGCTTGCTTCATTTCAGATCATTGGCGTCGCGTCTAAGAAGGAAAAAGTCGAAGATGTCGTTGAAAAAGGAAAAAGTAAAGCTCCATGTGGCTTTTCTAAGAATGAAGTAAAGGATATGAAGAAGCTCACGCTTCGCATTCTTGCGCAGGCTGTAGGTTGGAGAGATTCCGTATCACGTCAGGGTCATACTGCCCAGCTAAAGGAGGGTGAAAGATGAGAGTGCGTGGGATTTCTATAAATGGGAGGCTTACTGATATGGGAAAAAGCCATGTGAGTTACGATGATGCAAAGCCTTTTTTAAGCGAGAATAGTCAGCATAACAGTTGGATATTGAACTTTGGTAGTGGCAACTTGAACAACAACAACAAGTACAACAGTAACTATGTACGTCCTTGCACAGCGTCTATAGATTTCCGCATTTTTCAGGATAGTATGTTTGAGGCTTATGAGGACTGTCTTATAGGTAAACGTAGTTCTCCGCAAGCTCTCGAATATATACCATCTACTTCTGTAGACGTCTGTAGACTCGCATGGGAAGTATACAACTTCTCCTACGAGCCTGCAACTTCTACTTGTTTTATGGTTACTTTCCCAAAACTTAGGGAAGTTTTCGCTGCAAATTTCAGAGATAGAATAATTCACCATTGGATTTGCCTAAGACTCAACCCTTTGTTTGAAAAAAGAAATGAGGATCTCGGTAATGTGTCACACGCATGTAGAAAAGGCTATGGAACTATATCCGCTATAAAACAAGTGGAAGCTGGAATTGAGAAAGTTTCACATAATATGCAGAAAGAGGCATGGATTTACAAAGGAGATATAGTGGGTTTCTTTATGAACATAAACAAACAAAAAATGTTTGAAGTACTTAAAGAGCTCATAGAAAAGAAGTATTTTGCATCAGACAAAAGTATCTTGCTTTTCCTTGTTAAGGTTACTGTGTTTCATTCTCCTGAGAAGAATTGTTTTATTAAATCCCCATTTGAATTATGGAAAAAGATAAAACCAGATAAATCTCTTTTCTATAATGGAGAAGGGATAGGTGAGCCCATAGGAAACCTAACCACTCAGTTGTTTGCAGGATACTATATGAGTTTTCTTGATGAATTCGTAGAACGACTTTTTGAAAGGAAAAATTATAGTTATACCCGAAGTGTAGACGACTTTGTAATTGTTTGCGATGATAGGGCATTCTTGAAACGGGCAATAAAACTGATTATGAATTTCACACATAACGAACTTAAAGTAGAATGTCATCGCGATAATGTCTATTTCCAACCAGCTTCACATGGTGTAAAGTTTTTGGGGCAGATTATCAAATATAAAAGGCGTTACACTATAAACAGGACAGTTGGTAGAATGACAAATAGGGTTAAACAGTGTCTATTAGAGTGTGAGAACGGCTCTATGACATTACTAAGAGCAGAACACTGGGCTATGGTTCTTAATTCTTATTTTGGATTCTTAGTTCAATCGAATTCTTGGAAGATACGCAAAAAAGTAATGGCAATGCTAACTCCCAGCTTCTACCAATATTATTATATAGTAAATAGCAGAACAGTAAGAATTAAAAACAAATATAAACATGAAAGCAACAGATTATGTTATTAAAAGCCATGTCTACGGAAAGAATCCGCATGATGTGTTCATTGTCAGGTTCGGAATGGAAAGCGCTACACCGTCTTCCGTCGAGTTGTGTGAAAATATAACCTTATCGGCGTTACGTGAGGCTCTTGGAGACAAATTTGTGCCACAAAAAGAGATAAAACCTCTCGTTAGTGAATTGGAAGAAAAAGGCAATATATGTTTTTTTTCTAAAGACATTCTTGCGTTTGCTAAAGAGAATGTTATCAAGGAAATCGCAGCCTATGATGCCTCCACAAAGGTAAATTCTTTCACATACAACGGAATTGAGCTCTGGCTTGACCAACAAACTCGTGCCGGATTAATTATACGTTTCAACGCAGAAGAGGCAATGGGCAAAACAGAAACTACGCTATGGGCAGGAACAATGCCTTTAACTCTAAGTATCACAGATGGAAGGAAAATGCTGTATGCTCTGGAGTATTATGCATCAGTCTGTTTTGATGTGACGGCATCTCACAAGGCCTCTGTTGACCACATGACTACTATAGATGATGTTATTAATTATGATTTTACCAAAGAATATCCAAACAAATTAGCATTATGATCCAAATACTTTTATTTCTTGCAATTGCTTTGGCTTTTGCTTATGCCGTTGCTGCTCGCATAAAGAGTAAGAAGGGTCTTGTTTCAGTTTCTTCTATAGCATATATTTTACCACCATGGCTATTCACTGCTTTTTTCGGATTGGAAAGTATTTTGCTTGCTCCAAGCATATTTGAGCATTTACCATATAATTATCAGTTCATAGGTTTTTTCTGCCTCTTAGGATTATGGGCAGTTGGTGCTTCACCGTATTTTCATACAGAAGCAAGAACACTTCATAATCTCGGAGGTTTTGGTTTTTGTATTTTGGCACAGGTTGTAGTAGCATTTAATCGCCCTCTACTTCTATTCGGGTGGACTCCAGTGTTGATATATATAGCCATTGGGAAACTAACAAAAAACAAGTATGATGATATTACATTCTGGGCAGAAGTAACTGCGTACCTTTTACTTATTTTATCCTTTATTTTATAAATATGAAGAAGTTCTTAAAGATTTATGATCGTTTTGCAAGCTGGATATGTAGTTTTGAAGCAGATAAATATATTCATTTTATCATAGGTTTTTTAATAGCCTTTGTGAGTTTTCTATTCTTTTATAGAATGATTTCGGAAAAAATATCTTTAATCACTCTCATCGTGTTGGTAATAGGTTTTGTTGCAGGCTTAGGAAAGGAACAGGTAGACAAGATGAGAGGAGAAAAGTTCGATATTAAGGATACTTATTCCACATGGGCAGGTGTAATTTTGGGTTTAATTCTTGGGTTGTCAGCCTATATATGTTTGGTATGGAGAATCTCTGCTTAAAAGAAAATTTGAAATATATTGAACAGCTTGATAATGGGCATTGGGTTGTGCGGTATGGAATTGTAGCTGCTGGTACTACACCTGATGGTAGGAATGTTGTTACTTTTACAACTTCAGAATATCCTCAGAAACCGACGATAGAACAAATCAGAAAAAGTATTCATCGTTTTGCAATGGCGCATCTTGACGATGAGAATATTCTTGAAAGTGTTGCCAACCCAGATTTGTCTGTTTATCAATATTTAGAATCGGATACTTTCCGATTACCAAAGAATAATACAATAACTTTTGAAAAGGAAGATGATTATGAAGATTATTGAAAACAAGTATTTACCATTAAAAGGCTATAAAGCCATGAACATATGCGGACTCTTATTTGTAAGAAAAGGGTACACATTGCGAGATGTAGATTATAATCATGAGGCAATACATACAGCCCAATGGAAAGAGTTATGGTATTTAGGCTTTCTATTACTTTATATTATTGACTTTCTTCGAAAATGGATGAAATATAAACAATGGCATAGTGCATATCGCCTTGTTATATTCGAACAGGAGGCGTATAATAATCAGTGGAATGCTGACTATCTTGATAACAGAAGACGTTTCGCATGGAAAAAATATTTATGATGTGCATGCGGAGAAGCCCTCTATTATAACTTATATAGCAAGGTTAAGCCAAAATAGGTAAACAATTTTCCTGCAAGAAATGCTGACTTTTTCTATTAAAAACAAGGGAATATTCCCAATAATATCAAATAACAAACAAAATGGCAGATTACAAGAAATTGATCCCATTTATTCTTAGATGGGAAGGGGGATTTGCAAATGACCCCGCAGACAGAGGTGGCGCAACAATGAAAGGTATAACCATCGGAACGTTCACCACTTACAGAAAATCAAAAGGGAAACCGACCCCCACTGTAACCGACCTGAAAAATATATCTGATCAGGAATGGGGAGATGTTTTTAAAAGTCTATTTTGGGATAAATGGTGTGCAGATAGCATCAAATCTCAATCAATTGCTAACATTCTTGTAGACTGGGTGTGGGCGAGTGGTAAATATGGAATTACAATTCCTCAAAGAATACTTGGTGTTGCACAAGATGGAGTTGTTGGTCCTAAAACTTTAGAAGCTCTAAATGCAAGAGATGCAGATAAATTGTTTGCGCAATTGAAACAAGCACGTATCAATTTCGTAGAAACAATAGTGAAGCGTAACCCATCTCAGAAAAAGTTTATAAACGGATGGAAGAGGCGTATTTACGCTATTCTGTAAAGTTGTAACCCGATGTCAATTGTATTAATTTGTTAAAAGTAATCAAAAATGATAATATTCGATTATATATGATTATATTTGTGCCTACTAAAGTATTTTAAATCCAAATATACTAAAAGATGGAGCAAATTAATTTTAAGCAGACAAACAATAGACTGGCAGAAAATGGGAGGCATCCAATTCCAGTCTATGTCAACGAGAATTTAGGATTGGTAGTATCCTGCTGGAAACCAGCTTTCTGGGAAAGAATAAAATTACTTTTCACAGGTAAGATATATGTTTGTATGATGTCTTCAAAGAAGAATGTTCCGGCTACAAGACTTTCTATTCAAGAAAGCGAAATATTTGGTGAAAAGATATGAGGAAGGTTGGAATAATCGTAGCTATGGATTCAGAGTATAAACTGGTCCAAAATAGTCTTAGCAATGCAACAATTGATAGCACTACAGGTTTTTGCAAAGGACAGTTGGGAAATAGTACAGCTATCCTTTGCAAAGCCGGTATAGGTAAAGTAAATGCAGCAGTTACCACTTATGTCCTGATTAACCAAGAGCACCCAGATTATATAATTAATACAGGTGTAGCAGGCAGTCTTGATGAAAAAATTGAACCAATGAATGTCGTGATTGGTACCAAGGTTAAGTATCACGATGTATGGTGTGGCAAACCCAACGAACGAGGTCAAATTCAAGGCGAGCCAGAATGGTTCCCGTGTATTGATGTGAAGCAGAAAGCAAAAGGGCTTAGTAAAGTTCAAAGAAAACATAGTAATAAAAAATATTTCTTCAGTGTTTTCTTTGCTCCAATTGTTTCTGGAGATTGGTTTATGGAGACAGGTGCAAATAGACTTCGTGCACTTCACGCTTGCGGAAGAGCTAAGGCTGTGGATATGGAGTCCGGTGCAATAGCGCAAGTCTGCAATCGTTTCGAAGTTCCATTTGTTCCTATTCGAATAATCAGTGATTTTGTAGGAGACCCAAAGCATAAGAAGAAGTATGATAACTTTTGGGAAAACCTGGCAGAGAGATCTTTTGATTTATGTATGCAATTAATAAAAGATATCAATGGAGAATATTGAGAGTTTCAAAGTTAATCACCTTGAATTACATCGCGGTGTGTATGTTTCAAGGGTAGATGATTATGATGGTCATAAAATTACAACGATAGATATTCGTGTATGTCGCCCTTATGAGGATGCTCCACTCCCTATGCCA